GGTGCAGGTCTTATCTGAACCAAAATCAATCACAGCAATCGAAGCATTGGAAGCCGTAGCATCATAAATCAAAGCACACCGTGCAGTAAAGGCTGCGGGATTCCAAACCACATTGGCAAAGTTAACGTAAGCCACGCTGTTTGTTGCGTCGTAGCTAATTGTCACGCCGGTCATAACCTGACCGCCAGCGGTGTAGCCTGTGCCTGATACTTCGTTGGTGCTTGAGTACGCAGTAGTGCTGGGGTTTAAATTGGCGTTGCCTGTATACAGCGCCATTTTGATGGTATCGGACGCAAGATTGAACTGACCGTTGTACAGCCCAACCTTGAAACTCGTCGTCTGGCCTTGAAGGATTGACATCTATTACTCGACCTTCTGACGGTATTGACCGCTGCGGAAAGCATCCTGACGTTCCAGACCATCGCCCAGACGTTTGGCTTGTGCAAGTGCTTCAACATACTTGCCGTTGTACAACTGAACCAAATCTTGTTCGCCTTTCATGAAGGTGATGGCTTCAACCAAAGCGCCGTACAGCAGGGCTGCATCGTAGTTGTCACCAAGCCAAGTCATGCCGTTAGTTTGGTTCAAGCTGGCTGCGTTGGGAACAGTAACGGCAAACCCACCGCCACTGCCAAGGCTAATAGATAAAGAATCTCCCACGGCATAACCAGACCCTCCCGTTTCTAAACTGACAGAAGTCACCGCACCGCCGGACACCACAATATTTGCAGTAGCGCCAGAACCTGTACCACCAGTCAAAGCTTGGTTGTAATACGTTCCATTGGTATACCCTGAACCAGCAGTGAACGAACTGTTCAAGCTGTTAATAATTCCAGGGATGATCGATGGCGGATAGAAGAAGTAGTGCAGCTCAACACCGTAGTTTTGATCTGGCGTTGGGCCAACCATGAACGACAACTCATTAGGCAGGGCAGACTGGGGGCCGAAGATAGCGTAGTGTGTGGGGAACCCCGACACCGACGGGTAAGGAAACGCTTCGCGGATGAAGTTGACGTCCTTGTTTAGCAGATACTGATACGGGCCTTGAAAAGTAGTTGTACCAGATACTGTACCAGTGTTGACCACGCTCAGGGTTATGCTTGTGCCATTGATTCCATACACCACCGCACCAGCGCCAATTCCTGTACCCGTGACGTTTTGTCCGATAGAGATTCCGCTGGCGCTTGAGACGGTAATGACATTCGTACCAGACGTGCCAGTGGCCGTAGTACTTGCAGTCGAATATGCTGCCAAAGAATAAGTGGACAGATAGTCAGCCGGAGCAGAAAGGTAAGGATTCGAAGAACTAACAGTGCCAGTAACATTCTTGCGAAGCGACGGAAACTGAATGTCATTGTAAATCCGCTGTTCAGCTTGTTCAATGAACGTGTTGACGTCCACCGTAGAAAAAGTATTCTCGGTGTAGTCTTGAACAGCAGTGACCAATTGATAGTAGTTAATTTACGCCACCTTAAACAAACTATACCCGTTGGATAGCTTGCCTTGTCGTTTCATAGCATTGCATATACTGCTCGGCAAAACCCCTAGCTGTTCTGCAGCATACTTACCGCATAAAAATGTGGTTTGCAGCTCTGGGCAGTATAGCGGTTTCCACTTGCTACGTGCAATTTTTTCTGCGGATTCGCGAGTGGTAGTGCGATTTTTAGAAATGGATGACAGCCTACTTCTGACATCATGAGTAGCGCTGATTTCTTTTAGCTTTGCAATACGTCGAGATTTTACATCTGGGTCATGCCAAAGCTTGTCCACCATATTTTCCCGCCATGCGGAGTCTGACCATCGTTTTTTAGCGGCGTCCGATTTAGCGGCTCTTACCGCTTCAGACTCTTTCGCAACACGCTCGCCCTGACCCCCCGATGTCAGGTTGTATGCTGGTTTCAGTTCCGCAATAAGGTTGATTTCAGCTTGATTTAGACCGTCCGCATCAAAAGCATGAAACACTTCTTCAATCAAAAATGCCTCTGGACCATACGCCATTAAAGCATTTTGAAATCTGTATTTCTGTGCAACTGTAGATTTTGCTACAGACCAATGTGCCGCCCATCTTTTGGCAACATCACGTCGTGTTTGTCCAACGTACTGATCTCCAGTCCGCTGATTTGTAACAACGTAGACGGAGCCGTATCTGCGCATATTATGCCATCGGTCCCCGAGCCATCACGCCTTTAGTAGCTGCGCCAGTGCCACGGATTTTGATGCCGGTGGTTTCGGTAGGCTCATAGTCACGGTTAGTGATGTTACCCACGCTCATGTGCAAATCTTGCACTTTTTGACGGTCGCTAGCGCCATAGCCAGTAGAGTCTAAGCTGGGTTTACCACCCTGCATTGTGTGGGGTTCAGCGTAAGTGGACGCAGGGCCCACTTCTTTGCCGCCCTTTTTCATAGAGTATTTAGCCATTATTTGCTCCCGCCTTTTTGGTTGTGAGCACGCGCCAAATTACGACCGACAGCACGCATAGATTTGCCAGTAGGACCACCTTTAGCAAGCTTTAGTTTAGTACCCTTGCCGCCTTTGTGCTCTTGCTTGTCGTGTTCTTTGAACGCTTTTTTAATCAAAGCAACGTCTTGTTTTTTGTCTTCAGCCATCTCTTTACGTGATTCAGCCTTGGACTCACCCATTTCTTTTTTAGCCATTTTCTACTCCTACGTAGTAACTATCGACACTGTACCAACACTTGTCACTGTTGCCAAGTAATTTGGCGTCAGTTTCGCATCAAATAACTGAGAACCCCCAATTGGATTCCAGCCCCACTGAATATCCCGTGAACCCCCCGAAAGGAACCCATCAGCATTTATACCCGAGGTTACGTACGTCGTATCACGCCGTGGCTGGCGTACAGCCTGCGGATCATCAACGGGGAACATACCCAATAGCAACTGTGGGTGGTCCGGGTCCCAGCACTCTGGGCAAACTTTTAACTGATACAGCTTGGTCTTAATGACCTCCATTTTTAGCTGTTTCAGCTTGTACTGCTGCCCGCACCGATCACACTCGGCAATCGAGTTCTTACCGGAAGCGAACCTATTACCCATTAGTAGCTATTCCCAATAAACATTTCACGGGGAACAAACCGAATTGCAGCTTTTTCACGGTCTTCTTCTGCAGCCATTTGCCATGCTTCATCGTACTGCTGTTTAAGCAGTATCAGTCTGTTTTGCATATCGGGCGTTGGGGGCAGTTTCATAGCCAAGTAATAGGCCAGACCTGCAATCATGCAAGGTAAAAACCGGAATGGGATATCCATAACATTCACACCACCGCCAGCATCTTGGGTACGGCGTAGGCGCACGTACGCGAGCGTATAGGTTTGCGAGCCATCTGGAACCGGCCACACAGTGACCGACGGCAGGTATTGAATTAGGACCGGAGCTGCTACAGCATGCGATGCTGCAGTTGTATTGTTTTGCCCACGAGCGCAGGTGTTGATCGTATTGCCAGAGATGTACTGGTAGAAAATAATTTCTTGGTCGATCGAAATAAAGCCGTAGGCGGGTAAGCCAACCGTGGAAGTCAGGGTAATTGTCGTATCCGTCGCTGCGACTGCGCTTGCGACCGTGATAGTTGTTGGGCTTTGCTGGGCGTCTTGACGGTTAACCAAAATTTGAATTGGCCGTGCTTGCTGCAGCTTGTTAGGAATTGTCTGGTACGTTGAAACGCTGATGCGCGTGATGTTTAAATCAGACTGGTTGCTTGTGCTATTAGCCTGCGTACGAATGACTTGTTCCAACAAATCCACTGTATCTGAAGGGATAGCATAGGTAGACTGCCCTTGAGCCAGCGTAATGGTCTGCTGATCCATCGTCCACATATTGATACCACGGTTTGCCCATTCAGCAAACATGATATTGAGCGAACGGCGCGCCGTACGCAGGTCATAACCACTACGCAATTCAGTACCTGCGCGTTCAAACGCTTCCTCAACGATTTCAGTCAGTTGAGGGTTATAAAGTCCAGCGCCGGATGTGGTTATGTTTGCCATAGATTAAATAGTTGATCCGTAACCGCCGCTACCCGGATAAGGAGCTTGCCCATTTAGCACCATAGATTGACTTTGCATTTGCGGCATAGAGTCAGGCTGTTGATATACCGGACCCAGACCATTTGGCCCGCTACCTTGACCCATAACAGTGCTTTGTCCAATAGGCCCATGAAACGTTTCATGCTGAAATGCTGGCGGCTGTTGTTGCCCACCAAGTTCGCCATTGCTAGAACCAGAGGTAAGCATATGTTGTAAGGCAATCGCATTTTGTGGTGTTTGGATAAGGGTGGGGTCTTGCTGAACTCCGGGCTGTGGCTCGTTAGGAGGAGCCATTGGAGTTGGTATAGGTTGACCGAGGTTTTGCCCACCGCCATAGCCGCCTTGATTACCGTAGTCTTGGTGTTGATGCATCCAAGGAGGGGGTCCACTCCAGCCGCCGCCCATACCATAGGCGTTGCCATAACCACCTTGGTTACCGCCATAACCACCTCCGTAGCCGCCTTGTTGCATCCAAGGAGGAGGGCCACCATAACCACCGCCAAAGCCGCCACCCATACCATATGGGCCTTGCATGCCGCCATAGCCACCTTGCATACCACCAAAGCCGCCGCCCATACCATATGGACCCTGCATGCCACCGCCGTAGCCACCAAAACCTTGTTGGGGGCCACTAAAACCGCCTTGACCGCCCCAACCACCGCCCATTCCATAGGCTCCTTGGTAGTTATTTTGGGGTTGGTTCCATGGGGTAGCCATGTTGGTAGAGCCTTGATTTCCCCCAAAAGAGGAGTTATTGCTACCACCAAAACCGCCGTTCATACCCCCGCCATAGCCACTACCGTAGCCACCGCCACCGCTGAAGCCACCAAAGGAAGAGCTACCATCGTCATTTATCATCATTTTCGCAGCCCCTTAAGTGTTTCCGCCAGACGAGCACGTTGGCCGATCTTGCCGGGTTTTTTAGCTGCAGCAGCCAGTTTTTTAGCCGGGATAGGCTTACCTTCTTTAGCGCCAAGTTCTTTACGCAAAGAACCGGGTTTTTTGATGGCTCCAGCAATCCAGTTTTTCTTTTCGGCCATTATTTGCCCCTTGCAGCGCGCATATTATCGACCAAATTAGGGTATGGGCGTCCGCCAGCCTTGGCCATAGCTTTTGCTTTGGCTTTTTTACCGGCAGAAAGCGCTTTTGGCTTGCCAAGACCCTTAGGTCTGGCTTTATCCCACACTTCGCCGCCTTTAGCGTATTGCGTAAAATCCGTATCATCACGGCGAGCCTTGGTTTTACCCTTCGGCATTTTTGAGGGGGCGATATCCCCCATACCACGGCTTGCCATCATGATAAAACTCCTTATTTGCGGGTCATGCCACCACCGCACATTGCCTTAACATGCTCGTGATGGAGCTTGTGGCCAGCAGCGTGTGCTTTAAAGTGCTCGTGGTGTTGCTTATGGCCGTCGCCGCCATAGTGCTTTTCCATGTGGTCAACATGGTGCATGTGCGAAGGGGTTTCTTCCTTCATCAGAGGGGGGTGATCATGTTTCATAACTGCTCCTTACTTGCGGACCTTGCCGCCCTTTTTCATACCAGTTGTGCTACCAGCCATTTTAGGCATCAAAGCGCGGGTTTTACCGCGTTCTGCAATACCGTCAATGCTGGGAGCGCCAGTCTTGACCTTAGCCATTTTTTCGGTTGTCAAGCCTTTCTTTTCAGAAACGCTGGTCTTACCAGTTGTACTTCCTTTTGCCATATCGCCACCTCTTGAGAATTTACGGCCTTTATCGGCCTCGTTAAAGTCTTTTCCCACAGACTGTGGGATACCCACCTTTTTGGCGAAAGCAGCGTTATGTGCTACTGCCGCCATCAGATTGTGTTGTGCCTTGCTCTTGCTTGGCATCACTTTGCCCCTTGCTGAAGAAGCTGGTCAATTTTGCCTTCAAGCTTGTTAAAGCGTTGGTCAATGTGCTCAGTAATTTTGTTAAGCTCGTCATTGGTCACGTATCCTTTTGCGATTTCCTCGCGTGTACGGTTGAGCAGAATCTCAATCCGTTTGAGATCATTAGACTTCTCTTTCAAGAAAAAGGCAACCATCCCCAGAATCAGGGACAGTCCACCCGACCAAATCATGTTGCCGTCCATCTCAGCACTTCCACGCCCGCAGGCTCTTGTTAATACGTGAGTCTGGGTCCTTAGCAGTCTTC